AAGTTCCTTGTCAGCAAGGAACAATACGACCAAGTAAACATTGGGGATGATATCCCTAACTATTTGAAGGAGAGAGGGAGTTAAGATGACAGAAACCATTAAACTACCAAACTACTGCGAGCCCGATTGGGAGAATGCAAGGTATGGCTCGTTAGAAGAACTTAAAGAGATGTTGCTCCACAAGCGCATCGTGAAATGGGATAAAGACTTTCTGTTGCTTGAAGATGGCACAAGGGTCACTATTGAAATGTCAGAAAGTGATTGTTGCGCCTATGCGGGCGGGGAGTTCAAAGATGCCAAGCTAGACGCTATTATCACCGATATTAAAATTGGAGAACAAGTAAAAGAGGAAAGTGATTGGGGAGAAACTACCAATACGAACACGGTTACCATTTATCATAACCAGAACCCAATAGCCCTAGCTGAATGTGAAGCTAATGACGGGAATGGTGGCCATTATTATAGCGTGGCCTCTCTCGTTATCGGGGAAATCCACTTCCCAGTAGTAGAGGCTTAGGAATGGTGATGGCAATGATACCAAGATTCAGAGCGTGGGATAAAGAGTTTAAGGAGATGGTGCAAGTTGATGCACTGGTTTTCGATAAACAAATTATCAAAGCAACCTACAAAAATGGAAATGTTGTAAAAGAGGACTTAAAAAATTACGTTCTCATGCAATCAACCGGGCTCAGAGACAAGAATGGCAAAGAAATCTTTGAGGGGGATATAGTTGATTCGGAGGATGGAATCCTATCCGGCGTAGTTGAGTTTAGACCGGATTTAGGAATGTTTGTTAGCACATTGATTAAATATAATAATTTCGAACGTTTATGTAATGTCGCTGATTCAGTGCATATTATCGGTGATATTTACACTAATCCAGAACTGGCAGAGGTGAAACAATGAACAAACGACAACGAAAAAAACAATATACCAGAGCGTTTTCGAAAGCTTACGACGAAAGCATGAAATATGTTGGAATGGAGGGAGATGTTTCTATTTCTACGGTCACAGATAGAAGAGGAACAGTAAGGATATTTACGTCACTTAACAAAGATGTGAGCGCTGAATTTAGCTTATACGATTTTCCGCAACTTACGATTGAAGCCTTGCTACTGCATCGAAAAGTTATAAAGAGGTAGGCTCATGAGCAAAAACTACAAATATGCAGGACTGACCAAGGAATTACATCAACGGTTAGTCAATGAGCGTGTAGCACTAAAACTAGCACATCTGAGAGATTACAAGCAACATTTCCAAAAAGTGAGACAGTGCAGTGAGGAACAAGCGATCATCATTTTGCAAGCACTCAACGGTGCAGTCGTTGAACGTGCGAGGATCTCACCTCAAACAGTTGATAGACTGAAAGGCATCATTTCTGACGAGCTTTATAATGACCTCAAAGCATATCTGTCACAACACTATACAAGAGGTAAAACCACGCGCCCATTGTTGGATAAAACCAACGCAGGACTGCCAGAAGAACTTTTCAAGCGATTCCGTGAGGAAGTGGAAGGGCTACGCAAGGAACACCCTAACGACCTAAACAAGTACATTAGAGACATTAAAGGGTGCGATAAGAAGAAAGCTAACAAAGTCCAAAACGCCATCAATTGTTGCTATGCAGAGAAAGCCGCCCTAACGCCTTTGAAGGCTATTCAAATGGAAGGGATGCTGTCACGAGACTTATTCAGCAAAATCGTTGATTATGTCTTCAATAACTATGATTGGCCCGATAGGCTGGATGACGATGCTGACCGCATTATGCTTGAATATCGCACCAAAGGCGAGACAGGCATGGATAAAATCGCTGTCAGAAAAGCCTTATATAAAGCCTATGCGTTAGGCGTGTAGCTAGAACGGTCTATGAGGGTTCGACTCCCTCACTAGCTATTACCAGTCAATATATACGGGAAAGAGGAGCCTTTTGATTTCTTTTCATTCAAATCGGCAGAAGCGTGACTGGTCGTGGATGCTACCCAAATCCAGTAAATAAACAATTAGAAAAGAGGAATCCCCCTTAATAGATTTTACCCACCAAATCTAAAGCGTCTATACTGGTAGCGTGATTATCCAAGGCTTATGCCTGCAAGTAGATATAGGTCAGAAATCTCCATAATTCTTTTATTATTTCAAATCAAAGGAGGAAAATCTCCAAAAAATGATTTCACTGTATCTATAGGCTGGAACGGTTGTACAAGGGGCTCGATTCCTCTTGCCAGCCATTGTCTGTCAAACACTAAAAAAAGAAAAATAGATTTTTAGTGGCTTGAACACTTTTTCGACACGAGCAAGCTGACAGACCTTGCTCAAACAAACCCAGCAAATTTTAAGAAAAAAGGATGTGAAACACCCTCTTTCTTATCGATATCGCATTACTAATCAAAAGCCAAAGATCTTGCTGGTGTCAACGCTAGAAATGAGGTGATAAAAGGCCCAAGAAACAACCCAAGAATAAATACATATTCTATCTTTTCAATAAAATCTCTTAACGTTTCTTGAGCTAAAATAAAAAAAGACCGACACAATGGCCGGCACTCTTTGAACACGATACAACTATTATATCACACAAGAGGGGTGTCATGGCAAGTATCAATCTATTTGCGGAAGTAGATAAAACCGCAACTAAAAAGAAAGCTATAAAGGTGCTAAGAAGGTATCGCATGCTAACACGGATAGCGGGCTTGGAATACGCCCCTAAAGTGACAGCTTCATTCTCGTTAGAACCCAAATCATTCGACGGCATGGTTCACAGCCAAACCGAAAACATGGTTACACGCAAGGTAGCCGCTGAACAAGACTTACAAGCTATCGTTAGAGCTATCAACGCATTATCAGACCGGCATTACAGCCAAATTTTGATAGAGTGTTATTGCAGGAATAGAAAGCAGTACAACATTGAAGTCTATATGGATCTTGGATATTCTGAAAGCGAGTATTATCGAATGAGAGAACTAGCCATTTTAGAGTTTGCTGAGAACTACAGAAACGGTGAATGTCTGGTATTTTCAGGAGATTATTGCGAAGAATAAGCGAGAATATGGCGGTATAACGGCGATATAATATTAGTATTGATAATTATAGCATCGTACCTTGAAAGAGGGTGATTGCTTTGAAATAACATGAACAAAAAGAGACTTATAAATCGCTTTGATTACAAAGTGGGGCTTAATAACTATTAAGTCTCTTTTTTTATTGTGAGGAAAACATGCAGATCTATGACAAACCGTTAGGGTGGTTAACCCCTTATGAGAACAATCCAAGAAACAATGATGAAGCGGTTGAGCCAGTTGCTAATTCCATCAGTGAGTTTGGCTTCAAAGTGCCGATTGTGGCAACGTCAGACGGCGAGATTATCAATGGACACACGCGCTGGAAAGCCGCTAAAAAACTAAAATTAAAGACAGTTCCAGTAATTATTGCGGATGATTTAACAGAAGAACAGGTCAGGGCGTTCAGGTTAGCTGACAATAAAGTCGCAGAAATAGCGCAATGGGATATTGAACTGTTATTGAGTGAAATCGAGAGCGTCGACAATCTTGACATGACACTTTTTGGATTTGCGGACAGCGATTATACGTTGGATGATTTTGAAGACGAAGAAGCAGACACCGATATTTCAGAAGATGAAATCGAAAGCGAAGGCGATTCAGTTTCGTTAGTAGAATACGGGGATATTTACCAATTAGGATGACATCGCTTGATGTGTGGGGACAGTACATCAGCAGGGGATATGAAGGAGCTTGTCAACGGCGAAAAGATAGACCTCTACGTTACTGACCCACCGTATAATGTCGCTTACGAGGGTAAAACCGAAGAAGCTATGACAATCCAGAACGACAGCATGGATGACGCAAGTTTTCGCCAATTCCTGCGAGATGCATTCGAGGTAGCTGATCAACACTTAAAGCCAGGCGGAGCGTTCTATATATGGCACGCAGATAGTGAAGGATTAAATTTCAGAGCAGCCGTTAAGGAGACGGGGTGGTTGCTGAAACAGAACCTTGTCTGGGTTAAGAATAGCATTGTTTTAGGGCGACAGGACTATCAATGGAAACATGAACCGTGTCTCTACGGGTGGAAAGATGGCGCTTCACACTACTTTGTTGATAACCGCTCGTTAGCTACAGTCATCGAAGAAGATGAAGAAAACCTGAAAGAAATGACTAAAGGGGAGCTTATTTCTTATATCAAGACGATGCAAGAAAACAGCCCCACTAGTATATTCTACGAAGACAAACCAGTTAGGAGTGATATCCACCCAACCATGAAACCATTGAAATTGATTGCTAGATGTGTCCTTAATTCTAGTAAAAAAGGCGAGCGCGTGCTGGATAGTTTCAACGGCGGGGGTTCCACTTTGATGGTTTGTGAGAAGACGGAACGTATTTATTACGGGATGGAACTTGACCCGGTATATGTCGAGCGCACAATTAAACGATGGGAAGAAGAAACTGGACTGAAAGCTGAAAAAATAAACTAAACGATAGGAAGTGAGGCGATGGCGAATGAACAAAACTTGAAACCAATTACTGAGAGAAGTAAGAAGGAACAACGAGAAATACAACGCCGAGGTGGTATAGCGTCTGGAAAAGCTAGACGAAAAAAAGCCGACTTAAAAAAAGCATTCAATACCATTTTAAAAGCCGACGTAGCGAACGAAAACATATCAAAGCAACTTGAAGCGCTCGGTTTCGAAGCTACGAATGAAATGGCGTTAGCTATGGTAATGATGCAAAAAGCCATGAAAGGTAACGTCAAGGCTTTTGAACAAATCGCTAGACTGGTCGCTATCGATACCAAGGACAGCTTGGATCGCAAAGAACAACGTGAGCGCATTGTTTCGATTCAACTAGGGAACGAAAAACTCAAAGCTCAAATCGGTAAAGAGGAAGGGCAAGATGAGAAAATCGCTGGTTTCCTCGATATTGTCAAAGGGGCGGTAAACGATGGACTTGACTAAGCTCTATACCAAACGGCAACTAGATGTGTTGAGCTATATCTGGAATCATGATTGGTTTATATGTGGACTCCACGGCGCTAAACGTGCAGGTAAGACAGTGGTTAATAATGACACATTTGTGACTGAATTAAGCCGTGTTAGAAAGATTGCTGATCGTTTAGGCGTGGATGAGCCTATTTATATCTTAGCGGGCACATCGTCAACATCGATACAGAATAACGTGTTGCAAGAGCTTTATAACAAGTACGGCTTTGAGCCTAAGTATGACAAGCATGGATCTTTCGTATTTTGTGGTGTCAAGGTTGTCCAAGTGTACACCGGCTCTATATCTGGGCTTAAACGTGCCCGTGGTTTTACGGCATTCGGGGCTTACGTCAACGAGGCGTCGCTAGCGAATGAGATTGTATTCAAAGAAATTATCTCACGTTGCTCTGGTGAAGGTGCTCGGGTGGTATGGGATAGTAACCCAGACAATCCTAACCATTGGCTGAATCGAGATTACATTGGCAAAAACGATGGCAAGATTATAGATTTTAGCTTCAAACTTGACGATAACACCTTCTTATCAAAACGCTACATTGACTCTATCAAGGCAGCAACGCCCAAAGGAAAATTCTACGACCGAGACATTTTAGGCAAGTGGACTGTTGCTGAAGGCGCTATCTATGCTGATTACGACAGTAAGATACACGTAGTTGATGAATTACCAGACATGAGGCGCTACTTTGCAGGGATTGACTGGGGGTATACTCACTATGGATCTATTGTGATTGTCGGTGAAGGCGTGGATAATAACTACTATCTTGTTGATGGCGTAGCATCTCAATTCAAAGAAATTGACTGGTGGGTGGAGCAAGCTAGGAAACTAACTGACATCTACGGCAACACCCCATTCTATGCTGATAGCGCCCGTCCAGAGCACGTAGCACGATTTGACAATGAGGGTTTTGATATCAGTAATGCTAATAAGTCAGTGATTGCTGGTATCGAACTTATCGCTAAGCTGTTCAAAGAACAAAAATTATACGTTAAGCGAGACTTTGTGCCTCGTTTTTTTGATGAGATATTCCAGTATCGGTGGAAAGAGAACAGCACGAAAGACGAGCCGTTAAAAGAGTTTGACGACGTGCTGGATAGTGTGAGATATGCGCTCTATTCAGACTATGTTGTTAACAGCACAGAGCGAGCAAGTTATGATGATTTGATAGATATATTTAGCTGAAGGAGGAAGAATGGAACAGACAGTATTTGTCGATAGTACCGGACAATCGCACGTTTTGAATCTGCGATTTCATCGAGAATCGCGCACAAAATACCGTGCTAAAAGTGTTGATGACTTAAAGAAAGATAACTGGGCATTGCTCAAGAATTTCATTAACCATCACAAGTTGCGTCAACGTCCCAGAATTCAGGAGTTGTTTGATTATGCCAGAGGGGACAATCACAGTGTTCTTGAAGCTGGAAGGCGTAGAGATAAAGAGATGTCTGACAAACGTGCCGTCCACAACTATGGACGCATGATTAGTAAATTTAAGACGGGATATCTGGCTGGTAATCCTATTCGGGTTGAATATGATGATAGTGTCAGCGGTTCGCAAAACGACGAAGCTATTAAGGAAATTGGACGAAACAATGACATTGATACGCTGAACCGCAATCTTATCCGGGATTTGTCACAAGTTGGGCGTGCTTACGAGCTGATTTATCGTAGCGAGGACGACCAGACACGAATCAAGCAGTTAAGTCCTCTTAATACGTTTATTATTTATGACAATTCGCTTGAAGACAATTCATTAGTAGCAGTTAGGTACTACAGTGCTGATTTGTTCTCTGACGCACATCAAACCGTTGAAGTATACACTTCAACAAATATTCACGTCTTGGACTACTCAGAAGATCTAAAAGAGGTTTCTGTCACTGCTCACGCATTTGGCACTGTACCGATTACGGAATATTTGAACAACACCGACGGCATTGGCGATTATGAAACCGAGCTTTACTTAATCGACTTATATGATTCGGCTGAATCTGATACTGCCAATCATATGTCTGACATGGCTGACGCTATCCTTGCTATTTATGGTGACATGCGATTGCCTGCAAACATGAAGCCGGAAGACATGAAAGCTAAACGCTTAATGCAATTGGTTCCGCCGAAGGCTGCAGACGGTAAGGAAGGGACGGTTAAGGCTGAATATCTAACTAAGTCTTACGATGTGTCTGGCGTTGAAGCGTACAAGACCAGACTGGATAAAGATATCCACACTTTCACTAATACACCCGATATGGCTGACGAGAATTTTTCAGGCAACACGTCCGGCGAGGCAATGAAGTACAAACTGTTCGGGCTTGACCAAGACCGTATTGAGACTCAATCGCAGTTTACAAAAGGTTTGAAGCGTCGCTATCGTTTGGCTAGCCGTGTGGGTGAGTTGGTCAAAGAATTCAAATCGTTTGATGAAAACTTCTTGAGAATAACATTCACACCAAACTTACCGAAATCACTATCCGAGCAAGTATCTATTTTGACTGGCCTTGGTGGTCAAGTGTCACAAGAAACTGCTCTAAGTTTATCTGGTTTGGTCGAGAGCCCAGCCGAGGAACTCGACAGAGTGGATAAAGAGGTTTCTAAAATCGATTTTAAGGGGTATTCTAGCGAGTTTAACGGGCAAGTTGGTAAATATACCGACGACGAAGAAGAAGAAACGCATACGAGCGATTCTGTGAGGTCTGATGAATGACATACTGGTCAGAGCGTGCTCAGAAAGAGAGAGAAGCAAGCAATAAAAAAGGTGAAGCTGAGTTTAAGAAAGAACTTGAAGCACTATATAATTTGCAACTTTCGCAATTACGCAAAGAACTAGATGCTTATATCCAAAATTTCGCTGACAAAAACGGATTGACTGTCAGCGATGCGAAACGAAGAGCAGACAGTTTTGATATCAAGGCTTTTGAAGCTAAAGCCAAGCAGTATGTAGCTGACAAAGATTTTGGTCCGAAGGCAAACAAGGAGCTTCGAGATTACAATTTTTCTATGTCTGTTGGTCGTCAAGAACTTCTTATTCAAGAGTTAGAACTTGAACTATTGGTTTTATCTGAAGGCGAACGTCAATTAACTAACGATTATCTGACGAATGGCTATAAGAGCGAAATTGTAAGAGGAAGTCTGCTTGACCAGACGGTACCTAGCAAAAAAATACTTGAAAAGTACATGACGACGGCTGTTAACGCTAATTTCGAAGGCGCTAAATGGTCGGAGCGTATCTGGAAGAGACAGGAACAGTTGCGCAAATTGGTTAAAGCGGAAGTGACCAGGGCTCTTATTCGAGGGGAGAACGGCACAACCATCGCTCAGAGAATCCGCAAATACATGGATGTCTCTCGCACTGACGCTGAACGACTGGCAATCACGGAACATGCTAGAGTTCAGACACTAGCTCAGCAAGATATCATGAAAGAAAATGGCTTTGAGTATTTTAAACTCATGCCAGAATCAAGGGCTTGCGATTATTGCAAACAAGTTGGTCGTGATACCGAGAGGGAGCCTGTCCCGGTTGATAAGATGGAGAGTGGTCTAAACGCCCCACCGATGCACCCGTACTGTCGTTGTGCGGTTGCCGAGGTGTATGTAGAAGATAGCTCTTACTGATCCAGATAAAATAATCAGATTAATGAAATAAATAAAAAAGTCGTAGCAATACGGCTTTTTCTTATGCGCTGATAGCCGTGCTAGCCAAGGGGCTTGGGGGTTCGATGCCTCGTCAGCGCATAGGGCTTAAATTAGCCCTAAATAAACAATACTAGCGTGGCTCGTGGGTAAACACCCTAGACAAGACTAGAGAGGGCGTAGCTAGCCCTTATCGTGGCTTAGAAAGGGGCGCTACTCATGAGACTAGGTAGGAGGAAACTATGGAACAAGATAACACTATCGAGACTAACGGACAACAAGAGAGTCGCCAAGACCAAGGGCAAGGGAACACCTCAACCCCTGCGAGCGACTTCAAAGCGCCTGGTTCTCAATCTGAATTAGATAGCATAATTAACAAAGCGGTACAGACTGCTTTGAGTAACAGGGACAAGGGTGAACAAGAGCGTACAGCTCAAGCAGTAGCCGATGCCTTACAAAAAGAGAAAGATTATGCCAATCTATCAGCTCAAGATAGAGCTAAAAAAGAGTTCGAGGATCAGCAAAAAAGTTTTGAGAAAGAACGTGCTGCGTTCGAGCATGAAAAGCTTGTTGTTGCTGTTGAGAAAGATTTGGTAGCTAAAGGCTTGCCTAGTGCGTTGGCTGAGACATTCGCAATGGCTGGCAACGCTGAGAATGCACTTAAAGCAGTGACTGAGTTCGAAACAGTATTTAATAATGCTGTTGCGGAAGAAGTTAAGAAAACTGTCCGACAAAATGCACCTCAAGCATCAGCGGATGGCATTTCTAACACAGACAATTACGGCTCTCGCTTAGCTCAAAAAGCTGTCCGTTCGTCAGGTAAGATTATCTAGCCAACAATTAGAAAGGATTTTTCATGTCAGTAAAAAAAGTATTTGACACAAGTAACATTCTACGTTCTTTACCTTACAAAGCTGTCACTGCCACAGTTGATAAAAATTTTGCTGGTGTTGACGTAGACGGCAAGAAGTACATTAAAGCTGGTACTTTAGTAGCTGGTAAAGGCGGGTCAATTTTCGATGACCGCTCTAAACCAGTAGAAGAGAACAAGACGGCACCAGAAGGAATCGTTCTATACGATGCAGACTTGTCTGTTGATAAAACAGTGTCTGTTTTGTACGCTGGTGAGGTTTGGAAAGAAGCGGTTAACGGTGGTACAGTTGACGACGCTATTAAAACAGCGTTGCCACTCGTTAAATTTATTGCAGGAAAAGGAGGCAATGCTTAATGGGTCTTATTTATGACACGGTAACAGCATCTAATATCGCTGGATATTTCAACACATCACAATTAGATGTGGATTCTACGCTTGGAGAACGCATTTTCCCTGCACGAAAACAACTTGGGACTAAATTGTCTTACATCAAAGGTTCTTCAGGACGTGCGGTTGTCTTGAAGCCAGCAGCATTCGATACTAATGTCACTATTCGTGAGCGTGTGGACGCTGAAATCCATGACGAACAAATGCCATTCTTCAAAGAAGCTATGTTGGTCAAAGAAGCTGACCGTCAACAACTCAACTTAATCGCTGGATCTAACAACACTGGTTTGATTGAGACTATCACACAAGGCATTTTCAATGACGAAATGACACTTATACAAGGTGCCCGTGCTCGTTTGGAATCTATGCGCATGCAAGCTCTCGCAACTGGTAAGATTGCGTTTGTCAATGAAGGAAAAAATGTTGATATTGACTATGGCGTTAAAGACGACCACAAGAAAACAGTTGCAAAAGACTGGACGCAAGCAACAGCAACACCTCTTGCGGACCTCGAAGAAGCAATCGAAACAGCTCAAAGCCTTGGCTTGATGCCAGAAATTGCTATCATGAATGCCAAAACGTTTAGCTTGATTCGTAAATCAGAATCTACGGTCAAAATCATCAAGCCTCTTGCAGCTTCAGGAACAACAGTTACCAAAGCCGAGGTTGAAGCGTATATTTTGGATAATTACGGTGTTACAGTTCTTTTGGAAAACGGCACATATCGAAATGACAAAGGAGAGATTAGCAAATTCTATCCAGACGGTCATTTGACTTTGGTTCCAAACGGTTCATTGGGTTCTACTGTTTTCGGTACAACTCCAGAAGAGTCAGATTTGCAGTCTGGGGACACTCCAGGAGCTCAAGTTGAAGTGGTTGACCAAGGTATTGCAATTACAACTACTAAAACAACTGATCCAGTCAACGTCCAAACCAAAGTATCGATGATTGCGTTGCCTTCATTCGAACGTTTGGATGACTGTTATATGCTTACTGTTATTCCAGTAGCTTAGTTTGAAAGGAGTAGCTATGACTAAAGTTTTAAAAGCGTTTCAGGATAAAACCGACGGCATCATTTACTACGCTGGTGACGATTATGCCGGTGAACGTGTCGAAGAGCTTGCTGAAGCAGGTTTCCTTGAAGCTGAAGCTGAAGAGAAACCAAAAAAAGCAAGTCGCAAAAAAACGACAGATAACACTGAAGAGTGAGGAGGTCTAGCATGGCTGAATTAGATCGAGAAAAGGTCCTAGATAATGTCATGCTGGACCTTGAGATTTCAAAAGATGACGACGATAGCATTGACCTCTTAAGGGTATTGCTAAACAGAGTAATTAGTCATTTCAAAGCAGAATATGCCGTTGTCAATATTGACGATGGTTTTTCTTTTATCTTTGAGGATTGCGTGATTAAACGTTTCAATCGTCGAGGAGCTGAAGGGGCTAAAACCGAGACAGTAGACGGTCATTCAATGTCTTATTACGACAACGAGAACGAATTCAAGCCGTATGACGATATGCTTCAAAGAACATTCGGAACCTCTGGACAATCGAAGGAAGGGAGCGTGTTATTTCTATGAGATACACAGATACAGTGATACTCAAATATCAAAACGATAAGACACCGAAACGATACGATCCTGCCCTAGGTCGCATGGTTGGAGGGGAAGAGTGGCGCAAAGAGGTTAAGTGCAATGTGACCGGTGCAAGCTTAGACCTTCAAGCTAAGCTGGGAGGTTTGCTAAATGCTACGAGCTTAGTCATTCGTTTCAGAAGCCCTGTGACAGTATCCGTGACTTCCGTTGAATATCACGGCAGTAAATACATTCCAGTAACTGCTAGAGGATATCTAGCTGGAAGGAGTGTTTTGTACGTTAATAAGGCGGTGAAATAATATGGCTACACTTACGTTTTATGGACTAGATGAAATGAGCCAATCGTTGCTAAAAAATGCCAATCCAGAACGACGACAACGGGTTCTAAAAAAATACGGCAGTAAATTAAAAGAGAACGCAATTAGCAAGGCAGAATTCAAAGGTAAATATACCCACGGGACTACACGACAGTCAATTACTCTCACAGTCGGTGGTGACAGGGCTGTCGTAAAAGCGCACACAAAATATTCTGGGTATCTCGAAGTAGGCACTCGGAAGATGGCAGCACAGCCTTTTATGGCTCCTGCGTTAGAAGCGACTGTCCCTGGAATGGTCGAGGAATTAGCTAAATGGGAGTAGATATGAAACAACCAGACCAATTACTACATGACGAACTCTTTCGAATTAGTGAGGGACTCGGTTTCGCTACTTACCCTTACCTTCCGTCAGACAGCGCATCTTATCCATTTGTGGTTATGGGCGAGATCCAAACATTACCCAGAGCTACAAAGTCACGCTTAATAGGTCGCTTGTCGTCAACCGTCCATGTCTGGGGACGAGTAGATGACCGTAAACAGTTATCTGATATGGCTGGGCAGTTGTTGTCCAGCTATTTTGCTATCAAAAATATCGATGGGATGCACTTCTCGGCGGAAGTCAATGAGTCGTCAATTGATTCTAACCGTGATAACAGCACTGACGAAGAGCTTTATCACTTCATTATTTATTTATTTTACAAATTCTACTAAGGAGGAAAAGCATGGCTGATACAAATGTTAAAGAAGCTCAGTTAGGTAAAAATAAAATCTTGATGTTCCGTAAATACGGGGACACTAAAGCAGCAGCTAAATTGGCACTGCAAACAGAACATAAGTGGGAATATTCCCGTGATGCTGACACAACTAAAACCAAAGATGGTGCAGTTGTTGCCGATGGTGGGCTAGAAACAACCTTATCAATTAACGCAATCGGGACTAAGGACGAAGTCAATGAAATGTTGAAACAGTCAGTAGTTGATGGATTCAAGGTCGAAGTTTGGGAAATCGATTTAACTGATAAGAAAACAAATGGAAAATACGGCGCACTCTATGCAATCGGTCGCTTGTCTTCATGGGAAGTCCCAGCGAATGTTGAAGAGCTCGTAGAGATTGAATCTGAGATGTCTGTTGAAGGTAAGCCACAAGTTGGTGAAGCAACTTTGTCTGACGAGCAAATCAGAGAGATCCAATATACTTTCCAAGACACTACTGCCATCACTGGACATTGATAATTAAAACAGTTAGCGAGGGGTTCCCTCGCTTTTTATTTTTGAAAGGAAATTTAAAACATGAACACTATCACAATTAATGACAAAGACTATACTTTGAATTTTGGATTTGACTTCTTGCGAGTGCTCGACGAGCGTTATTCAATCAATCAAAACGGTGTAGAGTTTGGTTTTGGTGTACAGCATGCAGTGGTTGATTTGCAACAAAAGAACCCACTTGTTCTGCTAGACCTCATTCAAGCTGGAACTGCTACAGAACGCCAAAAACCATCTGTAGAGGGTATTGAGCGTTTTGTTGAACGTGAGGCTGAAAATGGACGATTGGATAACTTGTTTGAGGATTTTTTCTCAGCATTGCAGAAGCAACCATTGACACGAGAAACAGCCAAACGAATGTTGGAAGCTCAAGAAGAAGCTTAGAAAACGTCAAGAGCTCAAGAGAGACTTACGAAGATCTAATCACAAATTGCATGGCTAGATATGGAACGACACTTTTAGAAGCCAGACGAATGACGCTGAAGGAGTTGAGGCTGTATCAAAAAGCTTATGCGAAAAGGTTTATTCAAGAAGAGAAGAAACTTTATTTGCAAGCCTTCTTGAACCGCAGTGTCAAGGCTACAAGCAAGGGTGGTAAGAAGTATGTCTTCAAGGAATTTAAAGACTTTTATGACGAAGAACGTCGTGAAAAAGAACTTCTCGGGGATCATGAAAAAGACAATAGGCATCTTATCCAGATAGCTAGACGAAATTTAGCGTTCAAAAGAGAGGAGGGGTTGTTAGATGGCTGATAAAACATTCAATGTAAGGGCAATACTGTCAGCACAAGATAACGGCTTATCTAGCGCCCTGAAAAACGCTCAAAAGCAAGCTGAATCACTTGGTAAGAGTAGCAAGGGCCTAGGCTCAATGTTTAAAAGTGTGCTCGGTGCTAACCTTGTTAGTGCTGGAATCACTAAGGGCATTGGCGCTATAACAAGTGGTATCGGTGGTATGATGACCGAGCTTAACAACTCAACGAAGGCTTGGAAAACATTCGATGGGAGCTTAAGCCAGTTAGGTTGGGGGCAAACAGAAATTGCGTCAGCTAAAAAGGCTATGCAAGACTATGCAACGCAGACAATTTATTCTGCCTCTGATATGGGGACTACATTCTCACAAATGGCTGCAATCGGTCGTAGCGATGCTGGCGACTTGGTAAAAGCTATGGGTGGTCTTGCCGCTTCTGCTGAAAATCCTAAACAGGCAATGAAGACACTGAGCCAACAAATGGTTCAAGCGATGACTAAGCCTAAGATCCAATGGCAAGACTTCAAGCTGATGATGGAACAGTCACCAGCAGGTATGGCTGCCGTCGCTAGAGAGATGGGAATGTCTCTTGATGATCTTGTAAGCAAAATTCAAAACGGTGAAATTAAGACTGAAGATTTTGCAGAGGCCTTTAAACGGGCTGGCGATTCCATGCAGAGCTTGGCTACTAGGTACAAATCTGTAGACGAAGCCGTTGACGGGCTCTACGAAACGGTTTCAACCAAATTGCAACCAGTCTTTGAACAGCTTAGCAACAAGGCAATCAGAGGAATCGAGGGTATCATTGATGCTCTTGGAAAAATTGATGAACAGTCTGTCAAAAAGTTCGCAAACGGTCTTGATAAAGCAATTGACCAAGTTGTAAAAGGGGTTACTCAAACCGTCCAATCATTTTGGAAAGGGTTTAGTAACACAGGCGCCATCAAAAGCTTAGCTGATTCGTTTAAATATGTTTCTACTCAAGCTAAAGCAGCGCTAAAAGCCATAGATTTCAAGGGTATATTCCAAGGGCTAGGCACTGGCATTGGCGACATTGTTAGTGGGCTATCAAGAGGCTTAACTGTTGCTACTGGGTCAGTTAAAAGCTTCATCAGCTCGTTCTCAGACACTGGCGCATTCAAAGCTTTTAAATCAGCAATAGAAGATGCTTGGGGAGCTGTTAAAACCATTGGGTCTTCAATTGGCGATGTGTTTAGTAGCTCCGAGATGCAGACAATTATCTCAGCACTAGGGACAGCGTTTGGAACGTTAACAAAATGGATATCTCAAGCTGTTTCAGCGGTATCTAAGTTTGTAAGTTCTATTCCTAAAGGCGTGCTCAACGGCATCACCAGTGGGATTTTAGCCATGGTAGCGGGCTTCATGACTGCAAAGGCTGGGCTTTCAGTGTTTGATACTGCTATGCGAGGCCTGAACTGGATTAAGTCATTCAATCCGTTTAGTGCCTTTAAAAATAAAGCCACTGAGGGGCTTAACGGAGCTACAAACAGCGTTAAACGTTCTAAGTCAACGATAGCTCAGTTGTTCAGTGGGATATCCAACGTAATCAAATCATCCGGAAACGCAATCAAAGGAATCTTGACAGCTATATTCAAAGGTATAGCTGAAACTTACAAAGGTTTCGGGCAAGGTCTAAAATTCGCCTTGCAAGGTCTCAAGGGGTTAAGTTCGGCTCAGATACTATCGTTTGCGACTGGTGTCGCTATCGCAGCAGTCGGAATTGGTGCAGGTATTGCCATTATCGTTGCTTCATTTACGCTATTAGCCACTCAATCCCAAGGTGTTTCGCAAATCCTAAATGCTCTAGGTTCAGCATTTAGCACTGTTGTGCAAGGCATTGGCAAGGCAGCTGGAACAGTAATTGAAGCATTTGGTACTGCATTTGGCATCGTCGTTAAGGCAGTCGGTGAAGCAGCACCAGGACTGGCCAAACTTTCACCATTGGTTGAAGCTATCGGTACTGCTATTGGCAATGCGACACCAGCCATTACAGCATTTGGTAATGCTTGGACTTCCGTTCTAGGAACATTGCCAGCTATCATCAATGCATTCAGTGGTTTAGCTACTGCTCTAGGTTCTGCAATCAGTGAAATAGCCACAGCAATTACTCCGATTGTTCAAATCATTGGAAATACAATGACAGCTATAGCTCAGATAATTTCAGACACAATTATAGCCATCGCACCTATCATTACGGATTGTATCGTTCAAGTTGCTCAAGTAGTTGGTCAATTTGGACCACAAATTGCAATGGTAATCAATGAGATTGCCGGAGCTATTTCTGCAGTAGCGCCAATTTTCCAAACACTCTACGAGTCAATTGTTGCAGTGGTTCAGGCATTGGCCCCAGTTTTAAGCGAATTGATCCAAGGCATTGTGACAGTGGTTCAAACATTGGCACCTATCTTACAATCTATCATCGATGGCATTGTTGCTATCATCGGACAGATTGTGCCTATCATTACAGCAATCGGTAGTGTGATTAGCGCTGCATTCTCTGGAATTGCTTCGGTTGTATCAGCGGCAGGAATGGCAATCGCTACGGCTGCAATGGGTATCGGAACTGCTATTAGTACGGCTCTAAGTGGTGTGGCAAGTATTATCAGTGCTACGGGTTCAGCCATTGGTGTAGCCTTGCAGGGCATTGCTAGCGTGGTTCAATCAGTCGGAACGTCAATCAGTACAGCGGCGCAAGGTATCGGTGACGGTATCAAGTCAGCATTTGAAGGCATTTCAAGCGTGATCACATCAGCAGGAAGTGCAATCAGTAGTGTATTGAATAGCTTGGCTAACGTGTTCAATTCGATTGGTACGGCAGCGCAGAAAGCAGGGTCTGGTTTCAACCAACTTGCAAATGGTGTGGTTAAGATTACCAATACCAATCTCGGTGACATGGCTGCATCTCTTGCGGCAGTTGCTAAAGGTGTTGGCTCAATCGGTAACAATTCGGCTGGGCTTGCAAAAGCTGGGACTGGAATGACTCAGCTTGGTAATGGCATGAGTAAGGTGTCTAGCTCAGCATCTAGTGCTGTTGCAGGTTTGAGCCGTTTCTCAAGCACGATTACAAGTATTCAATCGTCGTTCACTAACTTACAATCGCTATTGACTACAGCAGGAACAGCGTTTAGCACGTTCTCTAGTCAAGCTAGTCAATCGCTCAGTGGTTTGACTGCGATTGTAGGGCCTATCACAGCCTTCAGAACACAAATCATGACGCTTGCGCCAGCATTGATGCAAGCTGCTACTGGGTTGACTCAATTTAGTGCAGTTTCAACGTCGTTAACTTCTAGCATGACTTCGGTTAATGCAAGTATGACTACATTAACTGCCAGCCTAACTAATCTCGCTAGCCAATTAACCATGATCACTGCTGGCATGTCTACAATGGCATCAAGCACGACTATGTTAGGTACTAGCCTAACTCTTGTAGGTACTCAATTCACTATGATTGGCACATCATTGACTATGCTTAATAGCCAATTTACGACCTTCACAACTGCATTGTCTACGATCAACAGTCAACTATTAGTTGCTACTTCGGGTGTGACAATGTTTGGGGCGCAATTCACAGCACTTGGGACAATTTTGTCTATGCTCAATAGCCAATTAATAATGGGTGGGGCATCTATTCAAGCAGTGACTACACAATTCACTGCGATGAACGCAAGCCTCACTGCTGTTGGTGCTACAGTGGCACTGATTAGTAGTCAGTTTACCATGGTAATTGCAAGTGTTATGCAATTGACAGCTTCAATCGCTTTGATTCCAGCGCAGTTCAGCTTGGTTGCGTCAAGTGCCACTATGGCTACGACTGCCATTATGCAAATTGGAACGTTAGCACCGTTGATTGGTGTAGCGATGAATAACGCAGCGGCACAAGTGCAATCAGCAATGCAAAGAATGGCGCAAGCTGTTCAATCGAATGGTCAGCGAATGATTCAGATGGGTCAACAGGCTGGTCAACAAACTGGACAAGCTATTGCTCAAGGGATCCAATCGGCAATTGGTGCTGTGTCTTCTGCAATGGGTGCGCTAGTTAATGCAGCACAAGCCCGTGCCATGGCTGGTGTAGGTGCTATGCGAGCAGCAGGGGCAATGATTGGGCAAGGTTTGGCCGCCGGTATGATGTCTGCTCTTGGTGCGGTAACGGCTGCTGCTAACGCCCTTGTGGCTCAAGCAGAGCGTGCAGCTCAGGCAAAAGCTAGAATCCATTCACCATCACGACTATTCCGTGATGAAGTCGGTATCTACATTGGCCAAGGTATGGCTGTAGGTATTGATAGAAGCATAAAATTTGTCAAAGATTCGATTAAAGAAATGATTGATGTGGCTAGTGAGTACGCAATAGATTCTAGAGATCTATTCAAAGACAACGACTTGTTTGATGGTTTTGGTGGTGGTTTAATTCGTGGTAGCGTTGATTTGTCAGTTCGAGATGATAGTAGAATGGACCGTCTCGAACAAGCAATGGATATCATCACTGAACTAATCGGCCGTCCTATCTCATTAAGTGTAGATGGTCGAGAATTTGCGTATGCAACCGGCGACGATTTGACTTCATACCAAAAAGACAAAGATTTCACTTACAAGCGCATGAGAGGTATTAAATAATGGCTGTGTTTCAATTCAATGGATACGATTTGAACGATTACTTTAAACTGATCAAAGTGTCGCACGAAATCGGAAACGAACGCAATATAACGACGGATTCAGCCCCTAAAATCGGGGTCAATATTCAACAAGTTGCGTTTGGTGCCAAAAAAATCAAACTTACTGTTAGTTTAGCGACAAGACATCTTGAAGACATTGCTTTCGTAGACCCGAACGAGCCAGCTAAAGTTGATAACGGCATGTTTTATCGTGTCAGGGAACAAGCGGCTAGAGTGCTACATTCTGATAAGCCAGTTAAATTGAGATTGCCAGACGAACCAGACAGATATTACTTAGCGATAGTGAAAGGGGATGTTAGTTTAAAAGGCGTTTCAGACTGGTATGACCAAGCTGAAATTGAATTCATGGTCCCTGACGGGGTCGCACATTCAACTACATATCGAAGTTTCGAAACTCCTAAAACAGAAAACGGCAAGCTGGTATTTGACCTTGTCAACGACGGATCAGTTGATGCGCATCCGATAATTACAGTGAAGCACAATAGTGAGAATGGCTATATCGGATTGGTTAACAGCAGTGGCATTTTGGAGCTTGGCGACAGGCAAAAAGGGGATACAGAAACTTACAAACAATCAGAGGTGCTGTTTGATTACGCTTCATCCAACGGACAGCACAGAATCCCTAACGGATTGTCGCAAGGATTGAAAAATGTTGGTATCACGAACGATATCAACGATACCAGACCAAACGGCACGCTTTACATCGACAATGCTTGGGGTCGCCCTCACATTGCGTTGCAGAGTGGCCAGACAGCATCAGTTACATTTGATATCCCAAGGGATTCTAGCGGTGTAAAAGGTGCTCTGTACGAGTATTTCTGGTGGAGGCAAATTTTCTGGCTAGGCTCTGCAGATCAGATGGGTTATTTGAAAATTAGTGTCACAGATGCAAGTGGCACTTTTTTGTATGGTGTCGAAACTTACAAACGTGGTAGCGGTCTGGGTTGTGAATACAACTTTTTAGCCAGCGATGGCAGGGGTGGCTACCGTTTTGTCGACAGAAAGCAGTTTCTAGGTACACACATAGAAGAGCACAACCCATTTAACGAGCCTAGGGGGTGGTCAGACATCCAAAGGTTTGACGACGTCGTCCAGTTCTATTGGTGGGGGTCTTATCCTAGATACACTATCCCTGAAATCAAAGGTAAGAAATCGGATAAAATCCATATTATTTTCAGCAAAGTTGGGAACGCACCGCAAGTGAGCCACATGTACTTAGATGATTTTATTTATCGGAAAGACTATGTCGTAGGGGTCCGGAAAGTTCCCAATCGATATAGGGCTGGTGGAGAAGTTGTGATAAACAGCGAGAACGACACTGTACGGGTAGATAATATTTCGAAAATCGTTGATGTTGTTCAAGGTTCTGACTTCATCACAATTCCTCCCGGCAAGTCACAACTCGAAGTCTACTGCTCAAGATGGGTCACAACTAAACCTTCTGTGTCTGTAAAATTTGAAGAAAGGTATTTGTAATGCTATTAACGATTCACGATGCCAACTTACAAAAGATTGGTTTTATCGATAACGAAAAGCAAGAAACGTTAAACTTCTACGATGACACTTGGACTCGCAATCTTGAGACGGCGTCTAGTACGTTTGAGTTCACTGTTTCGAAAAAGGAGTTGCTAGGTGATACAGCAAACCAACCGCTTTACAACCAACTAAACGAGCGTTCATTCATTTCATTTAAACATAACGGGCAAACGTACTTGTTTAATATTATGAAGGTTGAGGAAAACGAGCGATGGGTGCGATGTTATTGCGAAAACCTGAACCTTGAATTGATAAACGAGTACACGAATGCTTATAAGGCTGAAAAAGCTATGTCATTCGCAGAATACCTCGATGCGTTTGACATTCCTCTGTTTGCGATGGTAACGCTCGGTGTCAATGAGGTCTCTGACCAGAAGAAAACACTTGAGTGGGAAGGGCAAGATACAAAGTTAGCAAGGCTGTTGAGTTTGGCTAATAAATTTAATGCTGAAGTTGAATTTGTGACTAGGCTTAATGACGACAGTTCCATTAAGCAGCTTGTCCTGAATGTTTACCATCAAGCGGACGATTCGCACACTGGGGTGGGTCGGATTCGTAGCGACATTCGTTTGACGTTTGAAAAAAACATCAAATCGATGACGAGGAAGGTTGATAAAACAGAAATCTATACGATGATTGTTCCGTATGGGAAGGCAAAAGAGCAACCTGAGAACGGCCCTGAAGTGCGAGTCTATATTGATGGTCTCCCATCTTGGGAAGAAAAGAATGACAAAGGGATTGTTATCTTCAAGCAAGAGGGCAATTGTCTCTATGCACCTCATGCAGCCAACTTGTACCCTTCAACTTTTGGGGCATCAACTCAAGATAATAAGTGGATTCGAAAGGATTTAGAAGTTGACAGTGATGATCCAAAAGTTATCCGTGCCGCAGGAATTGCGAATTTGCGAAAAAACGCTTATCCAGCCATTACTTACGAAGTCGATGGGTTCGTTGATGTCGAGATTGGGGATACTATCACTATTCACGACAAGGGCTTTGTTCCATCACTCGACGTAAGGGCTCGTGCTATTGAGCAAAAGATTAGTTTTAGCAACCCAGCTAACAACACGACAACTTTTGGTAATTTCAAAGAGCTTGAAAATAGGACGTCGGGAGACCTTAGAACCGTCTTCGAACGAATGGTTGAAAACAGTAGGCCTTACAGAATCCTTTTTTCGACAGATAACGGTGTTATTTTTAAAAATAATACAGGGCAGTCAACATTACGTCCGACACTAAAACGAGGAAATCAGACGGTTAACGCAACTTATCGATTTGTAATTGATGGCTCTATTGTTGGAGCTGGACTGACTTACACAGTGAGCGCAAGCAAGATTACTAAACCTACCGTAATCACAGTATCAGCTTGGGTTGGAGAGAAAGAAGTTGCTAGCGATGAAATCACGTTCGTCGGTGTTTCTGACGGATTAAACGGCCGAGATGGTCGAGATGGCATCGCTGGAAAAAATGGCGTTGGGATAAGAGGTACGACGGTTCTTTATGGGATTTCAGCGTCAGATAGCATTGCACCCGGAACATGGTCTCAAACACCTCCGAAATCAATTCAAGGCCAATGGCTTTGGACAAAGACCATCTGGGCTTATACCGATAATACAAATGAGACCGGTTATCAGAAAATCTATATTGCCAGAGATGGCAACAGTGGTGTTGATGGCATCCCGGGTAAAGACGGTGTCGGTATTCATAGCACTGCAATCACCTATGCTAAAGGGGTATCTGGGACAGTCCCGCCAACAACTGGTTGGGTTAGCCAAGTACCTAGCGTACCAGCTGGGCAATACCTCTGGACTAAGACAGTCTGGAACTACACAGATAACACTAGCGAAACTGGATACTCGGTTTCAAAAATCGGGGAACAAGGGGCTAAAGGCGATAAAGGCGACACTGGGCCTAAAGGCGACCAAGGGATCCCCGGCATTAAGGGTGCTGATGGTAAAACCCAGTACACCCACATCGCATACGCTGACACGGTGTCTGGTAGTGGTTTCAGCCAGACCGACACTGACAAGGCTTTCATCGGTATGTACCAAGATTTCAGCACTACGGATAGTCGGAATCCACAAGACTATCGCTGGTCTAAATGGAAAGGTAGCGATGGTCGTGACGGTATCCCTGGTAAAGCTGGAGCAGACGGACGAACACCTTATGTCCACTTTGCCTACGCTGACAGTGCCGATGGCCGAACTGGTTTTAGTTTGACTCAAGACGGCACCAAACGATATCTGGGTATATGTACTAACTTTGATAAAGCAAATAGCACTAATCCAGTTGATTATTCATGGAATGACACTGCTGGCAGTGTCTCGGTGGGTGGTCGCAACCTTTTAAAAGGTTCAAAAGGACCTTTTAAGCCGGATAAGAAACCAACGAATTTTGATAATAATGTTTTGTATAAAAGCGAAACTTCTGTTTACTTAGAGCAAAACCAAAAGTACCTTGTTAGTGCGAAATCGGACGGTAATTTTACTGCTCTACACAATGCAAATGTTGAGAGCGACAATGTGACGCTCTGGTTGATGGATGATAAAATCCAAAATTATCAGATTGTATCCGATTTGAAGACCGGGACTACAGGAACGCTAATTACTTGGAACAAACCAACAGGAAATTATCATCTACGTGTCAACACATATCACAAAACAGCTAGCAAGTCGGTTTGGGAAGTGAAAGTCGAAAAAGGGACAGTCAAAACGGACTGGACCCCTGCGCTTGAAGATGTACAAGATGACATCGATTCTAAGGCTGACAGTGTATTGACACAAGCTCAACTCAACAAGCTCAACGAAGTTAATTCTGTGGTACAAGCCGAGCTTGAGGCTAAAGCTTCTCTTGAGATACTTAATCAATGGGTGAAGGCATACCAAGACTTTGTTAATGCAAACAACGCCAATCGGGCACAAGCTGAGAAGAATTTGGCTGATGCCAGCGCTCGTGTCGCAAAGCTAGAGAACAATCTGAACGATATGTCGGAACGTTGGAATTTCATCGACAGCTACATGACTTCGTCAAATGAGGGTCTTGTCATTGGTAAAACCGACAATTCTAGTTCTATGTTGTTCAGCCCAAGCGGTCGCATTTCAATGTTCTCAGCTGGTAATGAGGTCATGTATATCTCACAAGGTGTTATTCACATCGAGAACGGTATTTTCTCGAAAACCATTCAAATTGGACGGTATCGAGAAGAGCAAGATTTCATCAATCCTGATAGGAATGTCATTAGATACGTGGGAGGTAGTTAATCATGGTAGAATTTTGGTCAAATAATGACCGTGGATATCGCATCAGACTGTGGATTGACCAAGTGGGACAGAATATCCAAAACAACACAAGCGATGTCCGTATTCGATTAGCATTGCTTAACCAAGGGTGGACGTTTGCAAGTTATCAATGTTCTGGGTATGTCGATGGTTTTGGTCAACGAATTGATTATTCGGGAAGCCCGGCAATGCTTAACCGAAATTCAGAAATACAGTTGATTGACCGCACAATCACTGTAAGGCATGCTGATGATGGGTCTGGTGCCTTCGGTGTACACGCTCATTTCAATGGTTCGGGTGGATACAGCCCCGGAAACCTAGACATCGGCAATCAAGGCATAACACTGACGACGATTCCAAGGGGGAGCTCAGTTAGCGTGTCGGAAGGGTTCATTGGCAATCAAGTAGATATCACTATTGATAGGAAATTAGCTGGTGCCACGCACACACTGCGCTATGCTTGGGGAAACAAGCAAGGCAAAATTGCTGATAATGTTGGGACATCGTTTAAGTGGACGATTCCAGCGGATTTCGCAAACGATATCCCTGATGCAACAACTGGCCGAGGCACTATATATGTTGATACTTATGTAGACGGCAAATTAATTCAGACGCAGTCAGCAACACTAACAGCAAGTGTTGTCACGAACAACATGAAGCCTTCATTCGCTGGATTTACTTTGACGGATACAAATCCAACGACTCAAAGGATAATTCCAGAGCCGACACATTTCGTGTCCATCATGTCGCTTGTGAAAGTAGTTTTCAACGGGGCGCAAGCAAAGAATGGAGCTACAATAGCTGGGTACTACGCTGAAATTGTTGGTGCTAGCAATTCTGTTTCAACAAACGGCGGGGTATTCCGTGAGATCGCTGTAAACAAAGATACTCAAATGACCTTGAGAGGGAGAGTCCAAGACTCTCGTGGGATTTGGTCTGATTGGAAAGAGGTCAAAATAACATTTTTATTCTATTTCAGCCCAACACTGAAATTTGAGGTTGCCAGAAGTGGCTCGAAGTCAGATACACTAACCATTAAGAGATTTGCTAAAATAGCGCCACTAAGTGTGAATGGTGTTCAAAAAAATACCATGAAGCTGACTTTTACAACAACAAAAGTCGGAACAAGTAATGTTGTAGCGGATAATGGGTCGGCTGGCGGTGAATGGTCAAGCATTTCTGAGTTCAAGGCATCTAACGCAAATTTGGGCAAGGAATATCCTGCAGATACTTCGTTCATAGTTACTGGTAAGTTAGAGGATAGATTTTCAGTCTCAGAATTTCAAACTACAGTGCCTACCGATAAAATTATTATGTCCTATGACCAACAAGGTGTGGGCATTGGTAAATATCGTGAAAACGGGGCGCTTGATGTCAATGGATTGATTTACTCAGGACAAAAACCAATACAACACCACAGGCTTACAGAAGTTCGTGGCGCTGCAATCATCGAATACAACAACACAAACCTCGATGACTATAGGACGACAGGCTTCTTCTCGGTAATGAGCACGATGAAGAACTATCCTATCAGCAAGCCTAAACCTACAGAACAAGTAGGGTTCTTAGAAGTAATAGAAGGTCTGGGTGGCATTCATCAATCACTGACAACAAGTTCTGGCAGGTTCTTCAAGCGCACTCTAACGCAGAATACAGTTGGAAATTGGGTTGAGTTTGTGCGAAGTGATCAACCTGCCGTAAAAAAAGAAATCCCAATAGGCTATGGTGTCAAAGCTAACATAGTACGACTTGGAAACGTAGTAACCTTCAGCTTAATCAGAGGTATCTATTCTGTCGTTGAAGGTGAGCGCAAGGATTTGAGGGAGAAAATTCCCGACGGGTTCAAGCCTTGTGTGCAAACGCACTTGGTTGTCAACAAAAATGCAGCCAACGAACACAAAGGATGTGCAGTGTGGCATTTTGAGCCGGATGGTAATATGTATTTTTCAAATCAGAGCTCTGAAAATGCAGTCTACACAGGGACAGTCACTTACATAACCGAAGACGAATATCCAACGGTCGAAGAATAAAGAAAGGAAAATAATCATGTCACTAAAAATTACAAAGCAACGCACAATCAACGCAGAATTTAACGTCGTAGAAGAAGGAGCTACAGTTCTAGTTAAACAGACCTACATCAGCATTGACGAGAATGCGGTATCTAGCGTTCAAGAGAATCTTCTTAATGCTGAACTCTACGCTAAATACCGCAAGCAAATGCGCAAAGATGAGCAAGAACTGCGCACCCTTCGTTACAAAATTGAAGATGAAATCCTAGCAGAGTCTAACGATACAGGGGTAAGCAATGAACAATAAACCAGATGGGATTTTTGGGCTCTTTGATGTTGTCCGAGACTTCTATGCACACGGCATTGATGAGCACCCATGGGTAGCTATTCTTGTGATAATTATTTTTTCAGACATAGCCGTGGGTGTATCTAGAGCTTGGGCTGCTCACGAACTCTCAAGCACAAAGTTTCGCAAAGGAGTAGTGAGCCACACAGCAATGACCGTGTTTGTGGCAATGTTCTATCCGTTTGCCAGTTTCATGAATTTGACGAGCATCGTTGATACATTCATCTTCGCCATGATTGCAGCTTACACCTCTAGCATTTTAGCTAGCTTATCAGCTCTAGGGGTGGAAATCCCTTTTATTGACAAATACGTTAAGATGAACATTGATAAGGATAAATTTAATTTGACGCCTTCAGAAAAGAAAGAGGACCGACGAGAACGATGAACGATATCATGACGAGCATCAAGCAAGTTGACGGTGGGTGTGTCATCAAATCGGGAGACACTGCATCAGTATTTGAATTTGAGATTTTGGGCGATGACGGCTTGAAGAAAAACTTATCCGGCACAGGCAAACTTGCCATTTTCAATGCAAAAAGAGTAATTTTGTATGAAGATGTATCTGTAGAATCAGGCCGTTTCAACTTCAAATTCAAAGACGCAGTAGATCCTGGTCGTTACAAGTTGGAATTAAAACTAGATGGGTTCATTTTTCCGACAGACGAATTTAAAATACGTGTTCGCCCGTCATTCAATCCATCTGCTAGCATTCCAAGCAATACCGAAGACCCAAAATAAAAGCGTTGGCTGAGGAAGTACGGAAGCACTTAGACAACGACAATGTAAATGAGCTTCCAGATTTAGTAGCTATATATAATTTAGCTAAAATTTGAAAGGATAATGCATGGCTAAAAATAAATTAGAAGCTGTAGTAGTTGCAATCGGCACAGACATCAAGAATTTGCAAAAAGCAATCAATGATAAAGAGGCAGGGAGTGGCATCACTGAACAGCAACTAAACGAGGCAATCAAACAGTTGAAAACAGAGATTCTCGGCGACGGAGTTCCAGAGAATCTTGACACGCTCAAAGAGATTGCAGATAAGATTGGCACTCTAAACGGTGACACCAGCGAAGCAATCGTAGCTAAGTTGACAGAGCTTGGCAAAAAGATTGACGCTGTGGCTGGTGTAGATTATCTATCTGCATATACCCAAGCGAAAGAGGAGCAGTAATGAATCTTGTAGAGACAATTAAAAACATCGGTCGAGACATTAAAGAGCTATTCAAGCGGACTGATGCGATTGAAAAAAAGATTGAAGACTCAAACACAGCTCCAACTGGTAGCGTTGACCTAACCCAAATCAAGCAGGATATCAACGATTTGAAGTCTCTGAAATGGTTTGAAGATTCAAACTCGTGGTCTAACTATGGTTCAGAAGAACCGCACGTCTGGAAGGAATTAGAAGAAGCAACGGGCGATGTCGGGACTCCACACATGAACTTGCCATTCTATTTTTTCAAAGATAAAGAAAGTGGCAGTATTAATCTATACGGTTTAGACAATCCACCCTTTTATATTGACCCAGAAACAAAGGAAGCTACTTGGCTGGGTGATTATGAGTGGATTGATTCAATCAACGCTGAGAACTTGCTAGGGTTTGAATTAGCGCGTGTTCCAGAAGATAGCTGGGACGCTTACGACGACGGCAAGAATAAGGGCGAAGGCAACGAACGTCTCTTGTTTGCCCGCACGTTTGGCGACACCAAGCAACAAGGCTTGTGGTATGTTGATGACGATGGTCACTTCCAGCGTTTGGTCGACACCGTGATTGAACTTAAAAAAGAAATCGAAAAATTGAAAGGAAAATCAACTGATGAATAAAATTAACTGGTCTGTACGTTTTAACACAAAAAACAAAGCGTTCTTGTATCGTGTAGCACTTGCGATTGCACTACCCATCTTGACTTACTTTGGGATTAATTTCCAAGATTTGACAAGCTGGGATGCGGTGTTTGGCTTGTTCGGCAAGTTTGTCTCAAACCCCTATTTGGTAGGTTTGACAATCGTAAATATTCTCAACATTATTCCAGACCCAACAACCAAGGGCCTTGGAGACAGCGAACAAGCATTGGGCTACCACGAACCTCGAAACGATAAGGAGGGCTACTAGTATGGCAACAGATAATGACATCATTCAATTTGCAGAAGACCTAGCTAATGCTGGGATCGGTACCGATGCAGACGGAGCTTATGGGACACAATGTGTTGACCTGCCTAACTCTATCTCAATCAATTTCTTTGGCCGTGCTCTTTGGGGCAATGCTATTGACTTGCTCAACTCAGCGGCAGAAGCAGGCTATGAAGTCGAGTATAACCAAGTGGGCAACCTTGACAGTCGTCCACGTCGTGGTGCTGTGTTTGTCATGGATACTACTTACATCGCAGGGCACTCATACGGACACACTGGTCTGGTTATCGAAGATTCAGACGGCTATACCATGCGAACCATCGAGCAAAACATTGACGGCAACGCTGACAGCCTATATGTCGGCGGTCCTGCACGTTACAATACACGTAATTTTGACGGCATCGTAGGATGGTTCTACTTCCCAACAGATAATCAATCACAATCCCCAATGCCAGAAACTACGCCTTTCGATGGTATAATTACTATTAACGAGGAAACCGGGACATTTACGGTTGAAGTGTCAGCCCTTAACGTTCGAGCTAGTGCCGGTCTGGGTGCTGAAATCGTGGCAGTCTATGGAGCCGGTGAAACTATCAACTATGACGGCTACTGTGACGTTGACGGCTATATCTGGATCAGCTATATTGGCAGGTCTGGAAATCGTCGCTATGTCGCAGTCGGTCAATCAGAGAATGGTCGACGTGTGACGTCTTTCGGTTCATTCGCTTAATCAAGGCCACGCAAACTAAAAAACGAAAAGGAGTATATCACCTCCCCTCACACTGCAATAGGGATATCATGGCAGTAGTGGTCGAGCCTCAGCGTTTGCTGGGGCTTTTTTTATTTGGTATAATATAAGTCCATCATAGGCAAAGAGCCATGAGTTAGTCTCATAGCTCTTTTTTATATTTGTGATTTCAATAGATAAGTGATAACATATTCTTCGGAATACTTGGCGTCTTTCGATAAATATTCTTGAACTGTCCCGGCTTTATGCCGGGCTTTTTTATTTTGCAAAAAAACTTAAATTTCTTTATCAAAAGTGTTGACAATTTATAGTATATGTACTATAATATAAATGAAGATAAGGAAAGGGAGAGCAAAAGAAGTTCTCAAGGTGAAACAAAATGGCACTAACACAATCACAAATCAACCAATTAGTCGAAGAGTACAAGAGCGTTTATGATGGAGACGAAGAAGTTACTGAAGAAAAAGTTCTCGAAGATTTGAAAGGATACATGAAAGACTTCACAGATTATGAAGATTTAGAGCAAGTTCCTTTTGAAGAATTAATCGACTTCATTGGATAACTCAAAGAAGTAGCATAAAAAAATAAAACGAGGTAAAACAAAATGAAAAACGGTCAAACAATTTTAGGTTCTCGATACACAGACGAGATCAAAAACAATTCTGCAACAGCAAGCAAAATGTTCAATCTTTCTAAAAAATTGGAAAATGATAATTTGCGAGAAATCCACAAAGCGTTGTACGGTTTGTTAACAGCTGGCTACGACATCAGCAACATGCGTAACGTCGAAGAACTTGAAAAATACGTGAATGTTAAAAAATCTCACGGCAAATTGTTAGATGTCACTAACGATGACATTGAGTTACATCATAAATTATTCGTCGCTAGATTTGGAAAGTGAGTAGATCGCATGGACGCACAAGCAAAGGCCACTAAGAAGTGGAATGCAAACAATAGAGAGCATAGAAATTATCTCTCTAAAAGGTCGTCCGCTCGTAGCTTTATCAGAAATCATGCTACGGGTTCGGATTTGAACGAACTAGAGGAGCTTATCGCAGAAAGACGTTGTAATCTGGGAACGATAAAAGACTAGGGGTATCCTAGCCTTTTTTGTGTATTCATGATAAATCGTTAGACATTTAATCTAAATAAAGGTACACCATAGATGTATTTTAGGCGATTGCGTGCCGAATGTTTTTGTTTTTTCATGTCGCTTGGTAGCTCATGCTGCCAAGTCTTTTTTTATGCTCAATCAAGAATTTTAGTGTCCTTGATTGAAATGCTGGTCGTGCTTCTCATTATCAGTATTCTCCTTTTGCTCTTTGTACCTAACTTGAGCAAGCAGAAGGATTCTGTTAAAGAGACTGGAAATGCGGCTGTGGTCAAGGTCGTGGATTCTCAAGCAGAACTTTATGAAATGAAGAATAATAAGACAGCTAGCTTAGCTGCTCTTGTTTCAGAAGGTCAAATCACGCAAAAACAGGCAGATTCATACAATGATTACTATGCGAAACATGGTGGCGAAAGCCGCTCAGTGGCCAATTAG